AAAGATATTCAAGATTGGGATCTAAATAAGATTGAATCCTATATAGAAAATGTTCAGCCTAATATTGTGGTACTTGATCAGGCTGACAAAGTTATGATTGGTGGTAACTATTCAGCATCACACGAAAGATTGAGAGAATTATATAGATCACTAAGAGAAACTGCTAAAAAGTTTGATTGTGCTATTATATGTGTAGGTCAGGCATCAGCAGAGGCAGAAGGTAGAACTAGATTATCTTACACGATGCAAGAAGGATCTAAGATAGGAAAAGCGGCAGAAGCTGATTGGATTTTAGGAATCGGAAGACATTCAGGTGAGTCAGCAGACGATGAAGGGGCTGATACTGTAAGGTTCTTAACTATAAGTAAAAATAAAATAACAGGATGGCATGGAACGATCATCTGCAACATTCAACCTGAGATATCACGCTATGTTGAATAATGTAATGATAGGAGATGCAGAGGTATCTGTAAAAAGGTTTGAAGATGGTAAGATTGATAACTCACCATTTGAGCCTACGAACAGAATGGTATCATTCCATTGGATACTGAATAGCAAATATGATGAGGTGATCTTTTATCACGATGAACAGGTCAAGCCTGACGATAGACAGATATTACAGGATGCTTTTGATCAATCTGAAATGCTAGTTTGTCATAATGCTAAGTTTGACGTGATTTGGTTATTAGAGCTTGGCTTTAGATTGCCTAAAAAGATCTACTGTACGATGATAGGCGAGTACATTCTTGCAAGAGGCTTGCCTGTAAAGAAATCTTTGAAAGAAACTGCTACTAGACGAGGTGGAGTACAAAAGAAAAGTGATCTAGTTGATGATATGTTTAAATCAGGAACAGGATTTGAATCTATGCCCTTAGATGTTGTTAGAGAATATGCTAAGGCTGACGTATATAGTTGTCGAGATATTTATGTGGGTCAGGTCGAAGATCTTACAAAAGAAGAGAACAAAGGATTAAAGCCTACGTTTGATCTTATGATGGATATGATGCAGTTTATAGTTGAGATTACTAGAAATGGTATGAAAATTGACTTAGATGAACTTCATAGAGTTGAACAACTGTATTCTAAAGAGAAAAGAGATATAGAAGAGAGGTTACGACAGATTGTTGTAGAAGTAATGGGAGATACGCCTTGTAACTTACATTCAGGTGCAGATGTTTGTGCAGTAATATACTCTAGACGTGTAAGAGATAAAGAAAAACACGTTAGTACATTTAATATAGGCACAGGAGCAAATGGTAAACCTTTGTATCCACCTAGAATGAGTAATTCACAATTTGTGAGTGCAGTTAGAAATACTACATCTGTAGTATATAAAACAATAGCTAGAAGGTGTTCTACTTGTGAAGGAGTTGGATCTGTACACAAGACTAAAAAAGATGGAACGCCTTTTAAAAATAGAAATAAATGTAGAGTTTGTAATGGACAGGGAGCTATTTATGTTCCAACTAATAAAGTTGGTGGCTTAAAGCTATTACCTATGAGTCCAAGAGATGCGTCTGTACATGGGTTTAAGACCGACAAACATACACTAAACAGTTTAATACCCCAAGCTCAAAGGAAAGGTAATAATATAGCAGTAGAGTTCTTGCAAAAGACATCAAGATTAAATGCTTTATCTACCTATCTCGACAGTTTTATAAAGGGGATTAAAACGTGGGTAAAGCCTGATGGTATACTCCATCCTGAGTTTTCTCAGGTGACGACTGCTACAGGTAGGTTATCCTCACAAAATCCGAACTTTCAAAACATACCTAAAAGAGGTAATTTTGAATTGAGAAAAGCTCTTGTAAGTCGATTTGAAAATGGATCGTTACTAGAGGCAGATTTCTCAGGGCTTGAGTGGAGAGTCGCCGCAGATCTATCTAGATGTAAAACTGCTATGGATGATATTATTAATGGCAAGGACATACATCGACAGACTGCGTCTATTGTTTATCAAAAGCCTATGGATAAAGTAACGTCTGAAGAACGTACTAAGTCAAAAGCTATATCTTTCAGCCCACTTTATGGGGCTAAAGGTAATAATGCAGAGCCTCACATAAAAAGATATTATGATGACTTCTATCAAATCTATACAGGTATAAAAAGATGGCACAAGGAACTAACTGATACTGTGTTAAAGACTACTTTAGTCACTACACCATCAGGGAGAGAGTTTTCATTTCCAAAGGTCAAACGATTAAGAAATGGTGGAGTAACAGGTCATACTAAAATCTTAAACTTTCCTTGTCAGAGCTTTGCTACTGCTGACCTTGTACCTCTTGCGTGTTATAGAGCATATACTAAATTTAAAGAAGAAAATCTAAAATCAAAGCTAGTCTTGACTGTACACGACAGTATTGTTGTGGACGTGTATCCTACAGAGATCGACAAGGTAAAGGAGATCTTGACGTGGGCTATGTCAGGTTTGGATGAAGAGTTGGTTAATAGATTCAAGTATCAATTTGCTTTGCCCTTAGACATTGAAATGTCGATTGGAAAGAATTGGATGGAGCAAAATGAAATTAAATAATATATCGTATTTACCGAAAAAATATTTTATGGTAAATTTAATATTCAATCTAAAATAAGGAAACTGTAATGACAGAATTAGCTACAATTAGTCAAGACCGAATAGATCAATTAACTGTTCTATTGGGAAGTAAAGAAGAAAAAGTAACAGGTGGTTCAGACTTTAGACTACCAAAAATTAAGACAAATCGAGAGCCTGAAGATGATCAGGGAAGATCATTAAAGATGGGTTCTTTCTATCTTGAAGGTGCTGAAGAGAATATCTATTCTACAGGAGATGTTAAGTTTAGAGTGTTATCTCATACTTTTCAGTACATCCTGTATGATAGTGCTACAAACTCTGTTGCCAATAAGACTATCATCAAGCCCAACTTTAAAGGTGAGTTTAGAGATATTAAAGGTGGTAACAAAATGGGTAAGCCATCTTCTAAAGCAATAAGAGAGATGCCACCTGAAGAGGCTGACAAATGGAAAAATCATAAGTGTTGGCGACAAATGAGAGGTGTAGTGTCTTATAAAGGTGTTACTGCATCAGGAGAAGAGAGAGATGTTGTAAATGTACCTTGTATATTAATGCACGCATCAGGTAGTTACTTTAACTTTGAGAATGAATTTATCAAAGCACTACCTAGAGGTAAAAATATATATGATTTTGAAAGCACTTTATCATCATCTAAAATTAAAGTTGGTGGTAATACTTTTTATCAAATTCATTTTAAACCTATCTTTAGTAATCCACTACCTATTGATGAGAAAGTTATAGAAACTATGGAAGTTTTTGCTAATATGATAAAAGGCGAAAATTCATATGTTGAAAGACAATATAACAATTCTATGAAAGAAGACATTTTAGATGCTGAAGCGGAACAGGCTTTAGATGAAGAGATGTTAAATCAAGATCAAATTGATTTAGGTTCAGACTTAGAAGATAAGTAATGTTAGAACCCAAGATACATATGGTCTTGGATCGTTTGTCTAATGGAGAATCTGATACTCTTGAGATAAAAGATGAATGGATAGAAGAAGCTACTGAAAATTTTAGACAAGCTCTAAAAAAACAATTTGGTAGAACGTCAGAGCCATTCCGTCTGAGGATGAGTAATTTAGGTAAACCTACTTGCCAACTACAAATGGAAAAGATGGGTAAGCCTAAATCTCGTCTTCCTTATAACTTTATTATGAGGATGTTACTTGGAGATGCGTCAGAATCCTTAGTACTTTTGTTGTTAAAAATATCAAAAGCAAACATTACAAGCGAAAAAGACAAAGTAGAAATGTCAGTCTTGAGTACTAAGATTGAGGGCGAAACAGATTTAGATATTGATGGTAAAGTTTACGATATTAAGTCTGCTAGCCCCTGGTCTTTCTCTCATAAATTTTCTGAGGGGTATGAAGGATTACGAGATAATGATGATTTCGGATATATTAGTCAGCTAATAGGATATTCTAATGCTCAAAACAAAGAAGTGGGTGGTTGGATTGTTTTAGATAAATCATCAGGATGTATAAAAGTTATAGATGCAGAAATAGGAGCTGAAGAAAAGAAAAGAATAACAGAAGATATAAAGCAAACAGTTGAAACTGTTATGTCTGATGCTCCCTTTAAGAGAATGTTTGAGCCTGAAGATGAATACTTTAGAAAAGCTCTTACAGGATCTAAAAGATTAAGTACTACGTGTGCTTTCTGTCCGTATCTACAGTCTTGTTACCCCAATGCACAACTTCTACCACAGACAGGTAGTAAAGCACAAAACCCTAAACACTATTGGTATACAGAGTATAAAGGGGAAGTCTTATGAAGACGCAAAGTGCCAAAGCTAAAGGTAGAAAACTACAACAATGGGTGAGAGATATGATATTAAGAATATTCTATAATCACCTAGAAAAAGACGATGTAAAATCTACATCTATGGGGGCTAGTGGTGAGGACGTACAGTTAAGTCCTAAAGCTAGAGCCTTGTTTCCATTCAGTATTGAGTGTAAATCTAGAAATAGTATTGCAGTTTATTCTTGGTTAGATCAAGCTAAAGGTAATTCAGATCCTAATCATATACCTATCTTATTTATGAAAGCTAATCAAAGAAACTGTTTAGTATGTATGGATGCAGAAGAATTTTTAAATATAATAGGAAAACATCAACGATTAAGGGATTTGGTAAATGGCAAAAAAGATTGATGACTTAAAGCCTGAGAATAATAAAAGTGGTCTTATATTTGAGTTCACGCCTGATGGTGGGATCATAACAAGATTTGCATATAATTTTGCTGAAGGTCAGGAAAACAATCATATATCAAAACTATCACTACAAATAATGTATGGTGTAATAGCAATGATAGAAAGTAAGCCTAGACTTATGTTAGAGATGGGTGCTATGTATATGGCAGATCAAAAGATAGAACAAGAAGATGATCCACTAGAGATTGATTTTGAACCTGATCCTGATTTGGAACAAAAAGTTAAAGATGAACACGCAAAGCGTACTATGTCTGAACTTAATAATATATTTGATAAAAATAAACTTAACTAGCTAAAGGAGATAAATATGGCTATAGACGATCTTAAAGGAGAATATGAAGAAACTACGTTTGAGCATACAGATGAAGTAAACTCACCACAACACTACACTAGTGGAGATGGAATAGAATGTATTGATTACATTCGACAGGTCTTAGGAATAGAAGGTTTTAAGTATTGGTGTTGGGGAAACATCATTAAGTATCAACATAGGCACGAACAAAAAGGTGACTCTATGAAAGATATGCAAAAATGTAATTTTTATATGAAAAAGATGATAGCAACTATGGAAGAAATGCAAGACAGAGTTGAAGATCTTTCCTCTGTACTGACAGGGGGTAAGGATGGTCAATAACAAATACTTTCCTAGTGACTATGAGGAGTTTATATATGTAAGTCGTTATTCCAAATGGGTAGAAGAGTGGAATAGGCGAGAGAGATGGGAAGAAACTGTTTCTAGATACATTACACAAATAACTAAAACAATTAATTCTCAAGGATCTAATGTTAGTAAGGAACTACTGTATAGGATTAAAGAATCTATATTAAATTTTAGAGTAGTACCTTCTATGAGAGCATTGATGACTTCAGGTAAAGCTCTTGATAGAGATTCTACGTGTGGATATAATTGTGCCTACAGTCCTGTAGATGATGTTAAAGTATTTGACGAGGCTATGTTTATACTTCTTTGTGGTACAGGCATGGGTTTCTCTGTGGAAAATAAATACATTAATAAGTTGCCTACTATTCCTGATAAAATATTTGATTCAGATACAATTATCGTTGTTAAGGATTCAAAAGAAGGTTGGGCTAAAGCCTATAGGCAAGTACTAGCTCTATTATATAGTGGAGAGATACCAAAGTGGGATGTAAGCAAAGTAAGACCACAAGGCTCTAAGTTAAAAATATTTGGTGGAAGAGCATCAGGTCCTGAGCCTTTAGTTTCTTTATTTAAGTTTACTGTACAGACGTTTAAGAACGCTATTGGAAGAAAACTAAATAGCCTTGAGTGTCATTCTTTAATGTGCAAGATAGGTGAGATTGTTGTATCAGGCGGGGTACGTAGATCAGCAGAAATAAGCCTCAGCGACCTAAATGATGACGATATGCGACACGCTAAGTCAGGTGCTTGGTATCTACCTGAAGCCAAGCCTTATCTAGCCCTAGCAAACAACTCTGCTATATACAACGAAAAGCCTAGTTCTTCTGTTTTTATGAAAGAATGGTTAGCTTTGATGGAGTCTGGTTCAGGGGAAAGAGGGATCATAAATAGGTTATCTCTACAGAAACAAGCGTCTAGAAATGGTAGAAGGGATAGTTCCTACGAGTTTGGAGTAAATCCTTGTGCAGAAATAATATTACGTCCGTATCAGTTTTGTAATCTTAGCGAGTGTATTATAAGAAGAGAAGATTCACTTCCCACAATACTAGATAAAATAGAGGTTGCTACTATTATAGGTACAATCCAATCCTGTTGGACAAACTTTCCATATTTAAGAAAGCAATGGAAGAATAATTGTGAGGAAGAAAGATTACTAGGAGTTAGTCTTACAGGTGTTATGGACAATCCTATCTTAAATGGTAAAGATGGTATTAAAGTACTAAGGTCTGCACTATCTAGTATGAAACAAAAAGCTATAGACGTAAATAAGATATGGGCTAAGGCTTTAGGTATACCACAGAGTACTGCTATTACTACAGTAAAGCCTAGTGGAACAGTCAGCCAACTCTGTAATACGTCTTCAGGAATACATACTAGATATGCACCATATTATATTAGAACTGTTAGGGCTGACAAGAAAGATCCTTTGACTACTTTTATGATAGATCAAGGTATTCCATATGAAGATTGTGTAATGAAACCTGACACAACTGTTGTATTTTCTTTTCCACATAAATCTCCCAAGAAAGCAGTATTTAGAGATGATCTTGATGCTATAGGACAATTAGAAATGTGGATGGAATATCAGGAATATTACACAGAACACAAACCTTCTGTGACTATCTCTGTTAAGGATGAGGAGTGGTTGGAAGTAGGAGCATTTGTCTATAAAAATTTAGATAAAATGTCAGGAGTAAGTTTTTTACCTTACTCCGATTTTGTTTATGAACAAGCTCCTTATCAAGAATGTACAGAAAAAGAGTACAATGATATGCTAAAACAAATGCCTAAGAAAATTAGTTGGGATGGACTAGTTAAATACGAAAGTGAAGATACTACTAAATCTAGTCAAGAGATTGCGTGTTCAGGTGGTACTTGTGAAATAGTAGATATAGCTAGTTGACGCATATTTTAATATCTGATACAACATAAACATTAGAGGATTCATCTACCTCTATTAGCTAGTTGCCCCCTGAGATTTATTTCTTGGGGGGTTTTTTATTATGGAGAAATAAAAGGCGATATTTCTTCAGTTACATCCCGAAGTAATTCATTTGTTTGTGAAATAGTATCTGAGCTAGTCCTAGTAAAATCTAAAATAGATGACAGTATAGTTTCAGCAAAGTCTTCTCTTTTTACTTTCAACTCTTCTTCACTTCCACTAGTAACATAAGTTCCTTTAGTTAAGAATTTTACAAAATCTTTTACAGTTTCTGCATTAGCTGAAGGCTGAGTATTTTTAAAATATCTTTCTGATAGTTCTATAAAATAGTCAGGATCAGACATAATTGAATCCATCAAAATCAAGGCTTTATGTTCGTTAGTAACTTTGTCTATTCCTGATCCTAATATATTCCTAACTATTGCACCACTTCTAGTTAGTACACCAAAAAAGTAAGTAACTCCTCTATCAACTGCTTTACGCATTTCTATTCTATCAGCAGTACTAGAATCACTTACAATACCTTTAGCTCGTTTTAATTGAGTATCTATTTCTAAAAAGTCTGCTACTTTTATAAGACCATCAACAACTTCAGGTCTATTTCTAAAAAACGAGCCAGCTAACAATATTTCTTTATCTATATTCTTCATAATTCTAGCTAAAGATACAGATACAGTTGTTCCTATCTCTGGTGTAGTATTAAAAATGGCTGCTTTAAAATTATCTAAATAGCCTGCTTGTAGACCCTTTAATACGCTTGGATCTCCTGATTGTTCTGCTAACTCTACTAATTTTGCTACATCTTCACTATTGTTTTTAGCATTCAATAACGCTTGAAAAGACTCATATTTATCGCTTATGGGTTTTTGGTTTCTAAAAAATGTTCTTAAAGGTCCTTCCTTATAAAGTTCAGTTTCAGCGACATCTAATACCTTTCTTAATTCTTCAACTCTATTTAATAAAACAGTTTGTTCCTGTCCACCTTTAGCAATATCGTTTGCTAAGTTATTAATTTGTTCAAACTGTTGAGGAAAATCTTTTTGAAGAATACTAGCTTTAGATCTTAGGTTTGTTAGTAGTCCTTGTATTTGTTCTGGATCTGATAGTTCTCTTAACGTCTTACCACTAGCTAGTAAATTAGAAACCTCAAGTAATGAATCCTGTAAAAACAGATTACCTAGTTTTCCTTTATTATCTTCTCCTAATACTTTAATTATATTTGTAGCTTGGTTTATGTTTTCATCAGTAACTTGAGTTACGCCAGCTCTAAGTGTATCTTCTCCTACAATAGCCACGTCTACTTCATCTGCTACCTTATGATAAGGATTTCTTGCAGAAACAAGTATGTCTTCTAATACTCCACCATTTAAAAACAAAGGTGCGTGTGTATTTCTATAATAATTGAAAGCTGCTTTTGCTTGATCACTTGAAGCAAATTCAGTAGCGTCTTTTGTTATATAGCTTTTAAATTTTATTAAAGCATCTCTAATAGCTATGGTATCAGGATCTCCTGATTTACCTAATTGTTTTATTTTTTCCTCTATTCTAGGTCTTATAATTGTAAATAAATCAGCAAATGTAGTACCTGATTCTTGCTTAATAGTTTTTTTAGTAGCTTTCTTTTTTAAGGCGTATAAAGAATCCTCTACACTATCAAAATTAGGCATACCTTCCTCAGCTAATATTTTTCTTAACTTATCTGTATACCCTGCCATTACAGTTTCATCCCAAGCAGGACCCATATTCATAGCGTCTGCTTTCCTAAGAAAAGCTAAAGTACTTGGTTTAACTGCATCCTTATTAAGAATTGTTTTTACTCTATTAAAAGTAGCTTTTTCTATTTCTTTTGCTACAAATTCTTGAAATTCTTTTTCTGTTACTTTATTAGGGGGTTTTCCTAGCCTTTGTGCTACTACGTCTTTATCTAAAGATCTGAATACATTATAGAAAGGATCATTTTTTCCAAACAAATCTGTTATTTTAGTTATTATTTGTTTTGGAGCTTGAGTATCTCTAGACATTCCAATTAGCATATTGGCAAGTTTTTTATTGTCTATTGCTCCACCCTCAATAGCATTAAACATATCGTTAACTCTATCAGCAGAGTTTTTTGCATTAGTTTTAACTATTTGAAATACTTCTTCAGCATTTTTATTTCTTAAAACTTGTAGATCAAAAGCTCCTGGATTTTTTTGTAAAACATTTCTTAATTCATCAAATAATTCTGGTGAATTTTTTTGAAAAAGATCAACAAAAGAAGCACGTATATTCTGTAATGTTTGTTCGTCTGATGCTATATCTTTTCCAAAATCTAAAACAGGAGCTTGAGCTTTTTCTGTTATTGTTTCTAAACCTTCTTCTGTTAGCTTTGGATCTATTTGTTTGTCTAAGGCATTTTTTATACTATTAATAGTTTCTACAGCTTGATTTTGAGTTCTGCTTACATCTTTATTTGCTATTAAACCTTTTTCAAAATTATTTAGTGCCTGCAAAGCCAATTTTGCGTTTTTAGAATCATTATTTTTCAAGGCTTGATTTAAAGTTTGTACTAGAGTTGCGTGAGCATTAAAAGTTTCATCTCCTATGCTCATAACCATTTCTTTATTTTCTTTAACAAGTTCTACAAACTCTTTTTGTAAGGCTCTTACTTCTTCTGCTGACGTGCCAGGTGCAGTAGCTTGCCTAATCTTATCTTGTATTAAGGCTATAGCTCTATCTTCTGCACTATTTTTACCAAATACACTACGCACAACGCCACCTGCAGTTAAAGTGTAGAATAGCTTAGAAGCAAATACTACTGATCCAACGACTCCTTCTGCAACTTTTCCTACGCCCATAGAGTCTACTACAAAATTTATTCTTCTAGCTATTTCTTGTTTGTAAGCTGGGTCTTCAGGATTGACAGGAACGCCTTTTAACAGAGGAAATAACCCTAGATCTGAGTTTTGCAAAGTTTTAAACATAGCTTTATCTCCGACTATTAAAGTCGTCATTTCAGGATTTATAGAAGCACCCATCCCTAATTCGCCTGAGATAAATTTACCAAACTTACCTATTTTAGTTGGATTTTTACCCATTACTTTTATTGCTGAATTTAACATACCTTCATAGACTTTATTTCCACCTATAAATCCTGTTGCTAAGTTAACAATGTCTGTAGGAACAGACGCTGGTAATTGCCCCATGTAGTTTCTAAAATCTTCTGCTAAATTCTCGTCACTTCCATCATCTTCGTCAGAAAATTGACTTCCCACTAAGTCGTATAAAGTAACTAAAAATGAAGCTGTATTTACAGCAGCATTCCACACCCCACCTACTATTTTATCATCTAAAGTTTCTAAGTACCCTCCTTTTTCTCCAAGTTTAGCTCTGACGTTAGGCAGTAAAAAGAAAGTTGATAAAATTGTTTCACTCAACCCTGTAGGTTGAGGTACAATAATTCCTTCTATAGTAGGCTGACCAAGTGGATTTCTACCAAATTTTTGTTCTGCCCCTTTGGGAGCATCAGTAGTTGGAGAGTATTTAGGAGTAGGTAAGCCTGCTTCTTTGGCTTTTGTCATTGTATCTACATAGGTTTGATAATTATCATATATTTCCATTTGCTGAGGAAGTGTTTTACCTTTGTACATATCAAAAGTAGGAAGAGGAGCGGGTTTAATAGTTGTACCTTCTTCATTAATTTGTTCAAGAGATTGAGCTTGAGTTTTATCATACTCATCCATATCCGAAACAAAAGAGGGAGTAGTTAAACTTTCAGGAGTAGTTGTAGGTATATCTTGATTATTTTGAGTAGATATTAAACTTTGAGTTTCTTGGTTTCCAGAAACATTCATCTCATCTTCAAGTCTACGTATTTTATCTAGTATTTTTCTAGCCATAGAATAATTCTTCATAGCCATCGCAGATTCATAATCTGTATTCATTATTTGTAATTTTTCTTGAATGTTCATCTAACTACCATATAATTCTTCATATTCAGGTCTTAGCTCTTCGTCTGATCTGCCAGCGTTTCTACTCATAGCTTTAAATTGTTCAAAAGTCATAACAGGATCATCCCCTGTATTATCCATTCCAGAAGACTGTCCTACTTCTCCCATTACTATAACATTGTATGCCTCTGTTAAAGTATTTTCATTTCTAGCTTTAACAAACTCTCTAAAGTTGGTTGTGACCATTTGTAAAGGAGAATATCCATAATCTTTTATAAAGGTTTGTATTTTAGAATCATTTGCTAAAGCAAAAGCACCATCATCATTTTTTTGTACCATACTTTTCATATAAGAAACTAAATTATCCCTTATGGCTTCTCTTGATCCTATAAAGATTGATTTTATACTATTTTGAAAATCATTGTTAGAAAGACCATTTCCTTGTTGTCCTTCTAGCTTACCAAATCTAAAACCTGTTTTTAATACTAAGGCTTGGAATTGATTAATTTTATTAGCAGCTTCTCCAAAGGAAGAACTTCCTGTAGCTATGTCATCTAGTGATGCCCCTTGAGGTAAATACCCTTCTTGTTGCAAATGGTCTTCTATTTGTGCTTGCGAAATTCTTACAGTATTATCACCACCACTTTCAGATTGTAAAAATCTTTCAACGACAGCAAGCATATTTTTACTTTCTCTAAAGAAACCTACACCTTTTGCTACAACTTCACCCATCCAAGTTCCTACAAGTGGCTCACTTTCAAGTAACTTTAGGGCTTTATGTGATAATCTTAAAGCGTCAGCAGTATTTATTGATCTTTCCCAATGATCGGAATGATTAGTTGCTACGTGATTTCCTATATCAACGTATCTATCATTTTCTGATTCTTCTAATTTTCTCCATCCACCCTCTGCGTCTACATCTATAACTACCTCATCTCCTTGATTCCTACCTGTAGTAGCGTGTATTAGTTTATACGTTTCTTTATAATCTTTATAAAAATGTGCTTCATTAACGTCAGGTGTATCTGGGTTATCATTTGGTAACACATACTTACCTCTAATTTCTTTAGCTAATATTTTTTCTCCTGTGGGTATATTTACTAAAAATACAGGTTTTTTACCTAAAGGAAATAACTCATTTATTTTCTTTCTTTGTAAAGAAAACCAATGTTCTTGTACTTGTAATTTTTCTTGAGCTGTTAAAACTATACTATCTTTAGACTGTAAGAACATAGGATACGCAGTTGAAGAATCTGTCATATTACCTATAATTTCATCTACACCTCTAGTAAGACTTTTCCATTTAAGTTCGTGTTTAGCAATCATTTCATTTAATTTTGCTTGCCCTTTTTCAGCCTCAGGACCTGTTGCTTCTGCTTCAGCTTCTCTGTACGCTTTAGAGGAGAAGAAATTGTAATCATATTGTTCTTTAGGACTTCTACTTTTTTGTACTATCTCTCTGGCAATTTTTGCTTCATTTTTTAAATGATTAAATTTATCTTGCATTAATTCAAATTTTCTGTCTTTATCCATTTCATTAAATGCAATTTTTTCTTCTTCTATTTCAGCATTTAACATTGCCATAGTTTGATCAAAAGCCTCTTTATCTCCATCAGCTCTAAATTTAGCTTCTGCTAAAGCTATTCTTCTTTTTTGAATATTAAATACATCATCATAGTTCTCTACCTCTTTTGTAAGTTTATCTAATCTTGCACTTAATATACCTTTATCAAGGTCATCTAATTCTCTCTGTAAAGCACTACTTTTTGTATAGCCTGTCATTACGCCTTCTACTAATTTTTTAAAAGGATCATTTGTATCTAACTTATCGTAGTCGTTTTGGTCTATACCTTTTACCATTAAGATAGTTGTTTTCCACCTTTTTAAACCCTCTTCAGTTTTTATATTGATACTGTCTTTCATCATATCAATTACAGTTGTAGTGTCGCCACCTACTGCTGCTAAATCAAGTTTCCATCCTTTATAGTCTAACTCTCCTGTATCACTAACATTCAAGCCTTTACTTTTTACCATATTCATAGCATCAGTAACTGTTAGCCCGTGAACATTTTGTGCATACTTAGTAAATTTTCTCATCACATTAGAGTTTGGCTTGAACTTTGATTCCCACTCTAGAGTTGAGCCAGCTGCAGATGCTTCCATTTCATCTAAGTTAAGATTTTTAAGGTTTGATTTGTCGTTTAATTTATTTGAAAATTTAAGCAAATAATCAGATAAATATGTTCCATTACCTTTACCTTTTCCTGAAACTGCCCCATCATCAGGATTATATTCGCCACCTGAAGTTAAAAACTTTTTAAGCCCCCCTTTTCCACCTAAGTGTGCAACAGGAATCATATTCTGTATGTCTAATTTAACTCCCATAAATTCTTTTCCAATATAATCATTTAAATCGCTACGAATATATTTCTCTATATCTTTATAGTGCCAATTTCCAACATATCTTTGTAGATCTTTATTCTTTTTAAATTCCTCTTTTGTAAATTCACTTAAATCTTCTATTCCTGCAAAGGACTGTCCTTTATGTGCATTTTTAAAATCCTGTAATCTTGCTTTTCCAAAATTTAAATATCCAGAATATCCTCTTCCACTAGAATCGTCCTTATCCTCAAATGGAGTTTCACTTGCCCAATTTTGTCCTGACTCACTCGCACCTAATGCAGCATCAAGTTCAGCATACTCTGGGTATATTTTCTGACCTAACGTATATTTTTCAAATTGAGGAAGTTCTCTAAAAAATTCACCAGAATCTAACCATTTTGTTATTTGAGTTGTACTATATCCACCATGTCTAACCATATTATACATTGCATTATAAGCGGATATATCTGTGTCAGTTACTTCTAAGATAGACATAACTTGATTGTGAGCTGCTTTGTCTTGAGCAGAAGCCTGAGTTGACGTTCCTACAGCAGTATTTAACATATTTTTAAGAAGATTTGCTTCTGAAGTATCTTCTTTTTCTTTGTCTTCATAAATAGACATAAGACCCTTACTAAGAGTTTCAGCAAAACTTGTAACTCCAGCGTCTAAGGATCGACCACTTAATAAACTTTTATAATCTCTATTGTATCGTTTGAAGGGTGTCTTCGCCATTTTCATCCTCTTCTAAAGTAGGTTCTAGCTCTACCTCTTCTTTGGTATCGCCCAACATTTCATCTTGCTCTTCTATAGGAGCTTCTTCTCCATCTTGAATAGTAGGTTCAGCCATCAAGCCTTCTTTTGGTTCTTCTTCAACAGAATCTACAGTATTTTGAGTATCCTCTGAAAGTTTTTTAGGATCAATGCCTTCAGTTCTATCTAACATATCACTAGTTAACAACGTAGGTTCTTGTTCCCAACCTAAGTAAGGATCTACGTTTTGAGATTTAGCAATCATTTCTATAGTTTTAGCTATAGGTCCTGCTAATAAAAGACCTAAATCTATAGAAAAAGTTCCTGCCTTTAATTCTCCTAGAACATTGTATTTAGTTAACTCAAGTATACTTGTTTCTTTTTTCGTAAGAGCGGCTATAGCGGCTACAGCTGGTTTTTCACCTAACTTCTGCATCATATATTCTACACCTTCATCGTAGTCCACAATGTCAGGTGGCTTGTGCCAGGGATAATTTTTAGTATCAGCTAAATAATTTTCACCAGGTATAGGTCCGTGAAAGAAAGGTTTAGATTTTTTCATTAGCTTCTTCCTCTGTAGGCTCTTCAATTTTTTCTGGATTGTTTTTTATTTCGTCCACGTCAACAGACTCAAAGTACTCTAGATCATACTTTAATTTTTCTCCTTTTAATTCTTCTAACGCTTTCATTTTCTTTCCAGAATAAAAAGAAATAATACTCTGTTCTATCGCTTCATCAAAATCCATTTAACATTTCTCCATAATTTACAGCTAAAAATCCATTAGGCATTTTACGAACTATATTAGGATTAATTTTTTCGACTTCTTGAGCTATAACTCCAATAGTAGGATTTGTATCAATGCCTAATTCTTTAGCTTTATTATTCCATTTCCATTCATATATATTGTAATCTTTATATGTTCCAATGTGTTTTATATTCTTTTTTAAGTTAATATCTGACCAATTAAAAGGATTAAATCTAATGATACCTGCTGCAAGCGTTCCTAGTAATCCCCCCAAAGCACTACTTCTGCTATTTTTTCCTGATTGAGCAATTTCCGCTAAAGCAATTTCTCTATCAATATCTGCTTCTCCAAAAGTAGCTAATAGATTTAAAATACTATCAGTATGATCCCAAACTCTGCTTAAACCTGCAGTTTTTATTCCTAATAAATTTTGTACGTCTGTCTTTTGTGCTTCAAATTGATTAGCATTATTTGTAAGAGTTACAGTTTGTCGCCAATCAGCTACAGCCTTCTCAATATTAAACTGCATTGTTTTATAAAATTCTTCTCTGCGAGTTTTTAATTCTGCATTAAATCTATTATTATCGTTTATTTCTCCAACATTAAATTGTTTCATTGCATCCGATGCGGAAGCATTGTACGTCTGGGCATTTAAGCTCATTTCATCATAAAATTTTACAAAATCATTTTTTGCGTCTGCTGTAAATAGTCTTTCAGCGTTTTTAGATCTTGCATCTTCAAATAAAGATTGTATTCTGTTGTTTACATTTATAACTTCAGCTTCATTCTCTGCGGTTAAATTTGTTAAATCCATTTCTAAGAAAGTTTTTGCATTATTAATAGCTGCTGCTTCTCTTGCGTTTGCATTAACTTCTTCAAACCTAGATAATACCTTAGCTTTGTTAATAATAGCTTCTTGTTTGTTGTCTAGATTTGTTAATGTTATAGTTTGAAAGAATTTAGCATCTTCAGTAGCAATAGGAACACTTGCTTCCATTAAAGCAGTAGACATAGCATCAATAGCGGCAGTACCTGTAACTCCTTGAAACGCCATAGTTCTAGAAACATTTCTAGCTAATGCTGACGCAAACGCTGGTATTTTAGGATTACCATTTGCATCTTTAAAGTGGGCTTCCATAGCCGCAAGCTGACCTTGAACAGTAGCTTTAGAGTCTACATAATTACCTTCTCCTAGCTCCATAGCCAAAAGTTTACCTGATAAAGTAGACGTATCTATAACAGTAGATGTTGTTAGTGTGGCATAATCTTTAAGGGCTTCTCCTGTAAAGTTTTTAGATCCATCTTTATTAATGCCTGTAGCTGCTCCTTCCATATCTATTTCTATAGATTTAGCATCTACAAGATGCCTGTCCTCTACTTTTCCTGTTATAGGATCTACAGTTGTAGCGTCTGTTCCTATTTTATCGTAAGTAGTTACGCTTTCGTATGTATTTGGATCTTTTTTACTTGGTGCAGTTACTGTAGTAGCATCTCCCGCCACCTCTGTTTTAACACTTGCCCCATCAATATCTACAAAAAATCTAGGATCATTAGGATCAATAGTTGTACCAATAGCATTAGGATCAATCATATTGATTGCGTCTGCTAACTTCATTCCATCTGTAAGAAAACTACTAGGATCATTTATAATATCATTCATTAGCTTTTCAGCCATATCTCCTGTAAGCTCTCCCTGAGCATTTAGATAGTCTTTCATTCTACCTGCAAAAGAAGTATCCTTTGCTTCTGCATCAGGATCAGGAGTAGACCCATCCCCACTAGCACTAGCAGATCCCGGAGTAGGATCATTACTATCTTTTGGAGTACCATCTGCCCTCCAACCTGCCTCGTGGTAATGACCTACACCTTCTTTACCACCACTCCACTTTGAGTCTTTTGAATTTGAAGTACTAGGATCTGGTGCAGTAAGTGTTATACCACCTGAACCATCCGCATTTGCACCATATGTCCATTCTTTTGCACCAATAAAATTACCATCATTAGAAGCAGCGTCTTGGTTAGCTGGATTATCTCCACCCGTTATTTTATTTATACTATCATTTATACTACTAGCGACATTTTTAATGCCATCTACTATCATATTCATCAGTTAACTCCTTTACTAGCTTCTTTCTTACAAGCCTCAATCTTTTTTCGGAGAATCCTGTAATCTTCTAGAGCCTCTATGGTGTAGGACATATCAGTATAATCATCAGCAGCTACAAGCTCGTCTGCTAGTGTTTCATCAAAATGTTCAGGATACGTTTTTAAAGTAGGGCAGTATACTTCTAAATTAGTCCTATAGACCATCTTCCCGCAACTTCCTAATAAAATCATCAGGAGTCCTAGCCCTATCACTTTCATACTCTTGTTCATATTCCACCATATTTTTATAAAAATCTGCTCTTTTTTTTGCTTTTTCTACTTCTTCCTTTAGCACAGCCTGTTTTACTTTACTTCCACCTGACATCTTTCCAAAAATATAGATGATAGGTATTCCTACAGATAAGATAACAATAATTGCAGTCTTTATCTTTCCTGTTATAAAACTAAACAATCTAGTGTACGCCTTCTTTATTATCTTTCCATCTTGCGTATGCTGCTAGAGCTATGCCACCTATTGCTAAGATTAAAAATAAAGTTTTTAAACTAGAAGAATAAGCAACTAACCCTTCAACTTGAGAAGACATTTCCCCTAACATTGTAGCTGTACCCGCTATACCTACACCTGCCATTGTCTTACTTTTAGCTAGTGATTTAGGAGCTGTTGCTTGTGGTTTTTGTACCATAGTATCTCCCCCTTCATCTGCTAACTTAGTATCCATAGCAAATAAAGCGGCTTCTGCTGATCGTCTACGTGTTAATCCTCTCAGAGGGGTTAATTTTCCGTCTACTCTAGCCTTATTCCAACGCATTAATTGTTCTGGAACTTCGTCATATAGCCCCTTGTTGAGCTTTTTTAGTAGTGTAGACGATTTAAAATTTGGCTCTCCTAAATTATACACAAAAGAGGTTAGAGAATCAAACTGATGTTGAGTCAATGGTACGTTTACGTGACGATAAATTGCTTTAGAGTGTTCTAACAATTCATCAAGCAAAGCTTTTTCCGCTTCAGCTTTAGTTTGTTTCATACCAGATCGTACACCTTTAGTAACTCCATAACCTATTGTCCACTTTCCTGCGGGACAACGATAGGAATGAACTAAGCCATCTTCTTTTACTTTGTGAAGACCTTCAAATTTTTTTACTAACTGCGTACAAGTTCTTGATATATTATCTGGGTGCATTATATTCTCCTATGCGAATGGACTACCTGTAGTGGATGCTCCCATCAAACCACCAGGCGTTGTGTTGAGTGACTGTAGTGCTTGGTCAATATTAACAACTTGTTGCGTTGTTCTTTGACCTGCTGCGTTGAAAGTACCTACATTTAAATTACCTAATTTATCTATAGCTCTTGATTGTCTATTATTATTAGCATCATATGAGGTAGGTATTAATCTGCCCCCTTCATCAAAAGCATTAGCCATTAGAGTATAAGTAGCTCTAGTTTGTGGATCAAGATTAGCATTAGAGTCTGTAAGACTATTCTTCATCATATATATCCTACTTAAAAATTGATTTAGCATAGCACTATTCGGTTGACCCCCATCTGCTAAAGTAGCTGCAGTAGAAGCAAAAGGTTGACTTGATGTATCTTCTCTTCCAGATAAAGCTCCTGACAAATCAACTTGCCCTGTAAATTCATTTCTAAGACTACCAGAACCATTTACTTGACCTTGAGTAGCATCTATAATCTTAGCAGTATCTCTAGCGGCTACGTTGGCTTGAGCAAGTCTTTCTGCTGTTGCGTCTTCAAAACCACCTACAACTTGATCAGATAGACGTGTTCTTTCTTGTGTAGCTGCAGTTGCATCTTTATTGTACTTATCTCTAAATTCATCAAGACCTGTCTGCATTCCACCTACTTCTCCTGATATTTTTTCTTGACCCCCCATAATATCAGCAAATTGTGATGTTTGCTTTCCTTGTATATTTTCTACAATTTCCTTTAATGAGGTTTGACCTGATAGTACATCCTGAGAAAGTTTAGTTATTTGATCTGTAGTTAAACCAAATTGATCTTTTAAATAGGCTGATACATTGTCAGCAATTCGTTGTCTATCAGCAGTAGCGTCAGTAAATCCTTTCTGAGTATCAGAAGATAAATTAGTAACTTGTCCACTTACATCATCAATACCTGTAGATAAAGCATCCTGACCTGCTAATATATTAGTTTGCCCTTGTTTCAGTTCTCCTTGACCTGATCCCAAGCCATCTAACTTTGTTCCTACATCAGCAAAATCTCCTGTGTATTCGCCTGTCTTAGCTAAATCAGAGGTATCAATTTGTTGAGTAACAACTGTAGTTGGTTTAATGTTTGAGAATCCTGTATCTATTTGTGCAGAAAGATCAGATTGTCCACCTAATAAGGCTTCTGTGTCGCCTTTTACTGTTTCAGTAACCGGGACCTCTCCACCCCCATAAGCAACTTCTTCTCCCCCTACAGTAGATGTTGTGCCATCTTCATTAACAACTGTGCTTACAGGAGTAGTCATTGTACCCCCTGCTGCAGTTGTTGTTCCTGTTTCAGATGCAGTACCTATTTGTGAACCCAAGCCTGCCATTTGAGTACCTGCAGAAGCAGCAGTATCATCAATTTTATCAACTACTGTTTGCGTACTTTCTTCTATTTGTGCTGTATTATCTACACCACCTCCGCCACCACCACACATACTAGACTCCTTTCTTGGTTATAAAACCTATATTATTGTAATGTTTACGTTTTAAAAATTTTTCATAAGTTCCACTATAAGAACCTGATGAACCTGAAATACACACTTCCATTGCTTTCCACTTTTTTGCCCATTTTTCAAATTCAGCGATTGCTTTATTTAAGAATTTTAAAGCAAATCGTCTATCTTCTGGATTTACATAAATAGCTAGATCACTCGCTATACGATTTTTGCTAAAAAAATATTCAGATATATGCCCACAAAAAGCTCCTTTAATTTTTTTATCTACTTCTCCAACTACCAAAAAGTATGGACTTTTAGGATCTAAGCACTTATCTAAAAGAGCCAAAACTTTATTTTCATCAAAACCACAGCCTTTAAATAAACTGTTTTCTTGAAAGTCTTTTGCCATTTTTAAAACAGAAATAATATCATCCTTTTCTAGTCGTCTTACTTTTAACATAGTATTAGTATTATCACATATCG